CAAGCGGCACAAGGCGTGGCGGCTCGCGGTGCTGACCCGCGACGCGTGGCAGTGCCAGGACTGCGGGCGAGTCTGTGCCGACAAGCGGCAAGCCCACGCGGACCATCGCAGCCCGGTCGTGCATGGAACCGAGGTCTGCCAGGATGGACGCTCGCGGTATGACGTGGATGGCGGGCAGTGTTTGTGTGCGGGGTGCCACTCGCGGAAGACAAATACGGGTGAACGTGGACTTTTTGGTCGGAGCCGATGAATCAAGAGGCCCGTATATATAAAGGGCAACCCTCGCATGGGGGGGTGGATGTCGCCTTACCGGGCACGTCTGAGGAAAACCAGCCGTTACACCTCCCTAGCGCGGCCGGAGGTTTTCGACCCCCCCCCTTGCCAGACCTCCTATAACGCGATCTCCGGCCCCTTTGTCCCGAGGAATAGTTTCCCCCCATGAACATTCGAAACCGCGTCAAATCGCTCCGTATGGTCCCTGCGAGCGACCTCCGGCCCAATCCGAAGAACTGGAGGACGCACCCCAAGGCCCAGCAGGATGCCCTCCGGGGAGTCTTGGCCGAGGTTGGGCTGGCCGACGCCTGCCTCGCCCGCGAACTCCCCGACGGCTCGCTCATGCTGATTGACGGGCATCTCCGTGCCGAGACCCTTGGTGACGGCGACGTGCCGGTGCTTGTCCTCGACGTGACCGAAGCCGAGGCCGACAAACTGCTCGCGACGCTCGACCCGCTCGCTGCGATGGCAGAGAAGGACGCCGAGCAGTTGGCGTCGCTGCTTGGGACGCTGAAGGAACAAGACGACACGCTCGCAGCGTTGGTCTGGCCCGACTACATCATCGACCCGCTGCTGTCCGCTGATTGGACGCCGCAGGACCTGGGTGACGAGCCGACCGAGACGGCGACCATGGATCAGAAGTCAAAGCAAGACGCTCTGCATCTCACGGCTGAACAACGCGAGACGATCAACGCTGCGATTGCGAAGTGCCGCGAGTTCAACGAAGCAAACGACTTGACTGATGCTCAGTGCGTCGAGTTGATTTGCCAAGAATACCTCGCAACGTGAAACAACTCCCCGCGATACTCGTCTCATACGCTTACTACAAGCCTTTCGCCAGAAAAAGGCAAGGCATGAGGTTCAGGAACTGGTCGCTCGATAGCGGAGCTTATACCGCGTGGAACATAGGCAAGGAAGTCGATCTTGATGAGTACATATCGTTCTGCAAGCGGATGGCGAAATCTGACCCGAGCCTAGTCGAGATCATTGCACTCGACGTTATCGGCTGCGCGAAAGGATCGCTGAAAAACTCACTGAAGATGAAAAGCGAAGGCGTCGATGCCATGCCCGTGTTTCATATAGGCGACGACTTCGGAATCCTCAAGGAGTACATGGCGGGTTGGGACAAGGTTGGGCTGTCTTGTCGTTTTGGCGAACCCGTCAAAGAAAGCCTTCGCTTCTACGATAAGTGTTTTGCGGCAGGGTGGCCAAAGAAGTTTCACTCGTTCGGGTGGGTGTCAGACAAGATGCTCTTTGATTACCCGTTCCACTCAAGCGATGCGTCTAGTTGGTCTCTACAGCCAACCGCCTACGGAGCATGGAAAGAGTTTGGCCGCATTAGGCTCCGAGGATCGAACATGAACATCCTGAGCAACGTCCACTGGTTTCTTGATCTTGAGGCTCGCCTCACTGAAAAGTGGGGGCCGTTATTTGAAAAGCAAGGCTGGGATAGGCAAGTCGACGTTCGTCTTGCAAACAACAGCAACCCTGTAGCCGTGAAGGCATTGAGAGGTATCAGATGAGCAATGACTTGAAGGCCCTTGGTACGGCTCGTGCGCAGTTTGACGGGCTGGAAACTTTCGACGCGCCGGGTGGTGTGACGCGAGTGTCACTGGTGAGTGACGAATGCTGCGCGGTTTGCCCCGTTACGAGCCAGCCAGATTGGTACACGATCACGGTCGAATATCAACCGGGACCGTTCTGCATTGAGAGTAAGACGTTCAAACTCTACGTGCAGTCGTTTCGCAACTCGGGAATGTTCTGCGAGCAGTTTGCAGACAAGATCGCGCAAGACTGCGCAAACGTTCTAAAAGTTGACGCGACGGCTACCGTGAACCAGAAGCCACGAGGCGGCGTGGCGATTGTCTCTACAGCAACGCGGTCACCTCAGTGAGGCACGACAATGAAAACCGTCCTGATCCTGTCCGGTGGTATGGATTCCGCCACCCTGCTTTATGACCTCATCGCCCACGGCGATTCCGTCGAAGCCATCGGGGTCAACTACAAGCAGCGACACGGCAAGGAACTTGCCTGCGCCGCTGACTTGTGCAGCGGCCTCGGCGTGCGGTTCGACGTTCTCGACCTGTCGAGCCTGTCGGGATTCCTGACCGGCAGCAGCCAGAGCGATCCAAGCGTACCAGTACCGTTTGGCAAGTACGACGAACCGAGCATGAAGCTGACCGTAGTGCCGAATCGCAATATGTTCATGCTGGCCGCTGCCGGTGCCATTGCCATCGCCCGCAAGGCCGACCGGCTGGCCTATGGAGCCCACGCGGGCGACCACACGATTTACCCCGACTGCCGCCCCGAGTTCGTGGACGCGATGGGCAAGGCGTTCGGGTTGTGCGATTGGCACCCCCTCGGACTTCACGCTCCCTACATCGACATAACCAAGGGGGACATCTGCAAGCGTGGCGTCGCGCTTGGAGTCCCGTACGAAAAAACGTGGACGTGCTACGTCGGCAGCGACAGGCCGTGCGGCAAGTGCGGCTCTTGCACCGAGCGTGCCGAAGCGTTTGAGTTCGCGGGAGTGCCAGACCCGTTGCTGGCGGCTGCATGACAATCACCAAGCATTTCAAGTTTTACGCCGCCCACCGCAACGAGGAGATCGGCGGCAAGTGTGCGTCGATCCACGGCCACCGCTACGGCGTCGCGGTGACAGTGTCGGAACCCCGCAACGGCAGCATCACAATGCTTTTTGAGGACATCGAAAAGCACGTCAAGCCGTTCATCGACCGCCTCGACCACTCGCTCCTGCTGCACGCCAGCGACCCCGCCCGCGACACGCTGCTGGCGTCGGGTGCGTGCTGCCGCGTGTACGAAGTCCCGTTCCCAACCTCGGCCGAGAACATGGCCGAGCATTTGTTGACCGAACTGCGGGCCACGGGCCTGAACGTCGTCGAGCTGGCCCTGCAAGAGACCGACACCTCCATCGTCACGGTGAAGCCATGAAGCAATACACAGTCAACGAGATTTTCTGGTCGCCGCAAGGCGAAGGGATGCGGGCGGGGCAGATGAGCGTGTTCGTCCGCTTCACCGGCTGCAACCTCCGGTGCCGCATGGAGGCTGCGGACGATTCACCTGGGGGCTTCGACTGCGACACCGAGTTTGTGTCGGGCAGAAAACTCTGCGCCGCCGAGATCGTAGACGAGGCCCGAGCCTTGGTCGGCAAGACGCAGGAGTGGTACGACGCGGGCCACAAGGCGTGGGTCGTATTCAGCGGCGGCGAGCCTGCGTTGCAAGTGGACCGCGAACTGGTCGATGCCATGCACGCCGCAGGGTTCCTCTGCGCCATCGAAACCAACGGCAGCAAGGACGTGAGTGGCCTCGGCCTTGATTGGATCACGGTCAGCCCGAAGGTCGCCGAACACGCGGTGCGGCAACTCACCGCCGACGAAGTGAAGTACGTGCGGGGGCATGGGCAGGCCGTGCCAAAGCCAGCGTGCAAGGCGACTCATCAACTCATCAGTCCAGCCTTCGACGGCTGGACGCTCGACAAGCGGGCGGTCGAATGGTGCCTGCATCTCATCAAGGAGAATCCAGAGTGGCGACTGTCGATGCAGCAGCACAAGGCGTGGCTCGTTCGCTAACGTGGCACGACGTGGCCCGAGGGGCCGAAGCAATCGTGGCGAGGAATCCGCAGGCGGTCGCCGTCTACGGCGTGCCGCGTGGCGGCATCCCGGTTGCGGCCTACACCGGCCTCCCGCTGATCGCCCCGGCAGAGGGTGCGATCACGCTCGACGTGCTGGCAAACTACGACCGCGACACGCTCCTCATTGTGGACGACCTCGCGGACAGCGGGGCAACGCTCGCTCCGTTCGTGGCCGAGGGATACCGCGTTGACACGCTGCTCCGCAAGCCGCACACGCCCGCCAACATCGCCCCAAACGCGGACGAGGTGGGCGGCTGGGTTCAGTTTCCGTGGGAGCAGGAACGCGGCCCCGAGGACGCTGTCGTGCGGCTGCTTGAGTGGATCGGCGAGAACCCGAGCCGCGAAGGGCTGCTGGACACACCGAAGCGAGTCGTCAAAGCGTTCCGCGAAATGACCTCCGGCCTGCACGTCGAACCGCGAAGCGTGCTTGGCACCGTCTTCAACGAGACGAGCGACCAGATGGTTGTCGTTCGAGGCATCCGGTTCTCAAGCATGTGCGAGCATCACCTGCTTCCATTCACCGGCACCGCTGCCGTGGGCTATGTCCCCGATGGCCGCGTCATCGGCCTGTCGAAGATTCCGCGGCTCGTCGAAGTGTTTGCCAAACGCCCGCAAGTGCAGGAGCGAATGACGAACCAGATCGCGCAAGCGTTGATGGATCACCTGCTGCCCAAGGGCGTCGGTGTCGTCGTGAAGGCTCACCATTCGTGCATGGGGTGCCGGGGTGTTCGCCAGCCAGACGCTGAAATGATTACGAGTTGTGTGCTAGGTTGCATGAAAGAAGAAGCAGCCTCCCGTGCCGAACTGATGGAGTTCATCTGATGGGCAAGCGCGGCCCCGCCCCCGAACCGTCGATCCTGAAATACATTCGCGGCAACCCGTCGAAGGAGTCGCTGCCCTCCAGCGAGCCGACGCCTGCTCTCATGCCGCAGGACTTCCCGCCGCCGAAGACCCTCGACGGCAAGGCGGTCGAGGTGTGGAAGGACTCGGTGCAAACGCTCTCGCGGATGCGGGTGCTGACCGAGGCCGATGTGCCGACGCTGACGCGGTACTGTATCGAGACGGCTCTGTACTTTGACTGCTATGAGAAAGTCAAAGTCGCAGGCGAGCAATACACGCACTGGGAGCCAGACCCGAACAGCACCGACGGCAGGCTGCGAATCAAGTACACGCAAGTCGCTCCGTGGGCCACGCAGATGCACCGCCACCACGCTGCGATGCTACGGATTGAGCAAGAGTTCGGCATGACGCCGAGCAGCCGGTCGCAGGTAAGCACTCATGCCCAGGAAGAAACAGACCCGGTTGCCGCCTACGCTGCGAAGCGACGCCGTACGCCAGGGGCTTGACTACTACTTCGACCCCGAGGCCGCGCAGCACGCCGTCAACTTTTTTGAAGGCTGGCTACGGCACTCCAAGGGCAAGCACGCGGGCCAGCCGTTCACGCTGCTTGAATGGCAGACGGTGATGATCGGCGAGTTGTTCGGCTGGAAGCGGCTCGCCGACAACACACGCCGCTACCGCGTGGCGTATATCTCGACGGCGAAAAAGCAGGGCAAGTCCACGCTGCTCGCAGGCATCGGCCTCTATCTGCTCGTCATGGACGGAGAGAACGGGGCCGAGGTCTACGGCGCGGCTGCTGACCGCGAACAAGCCTCGGTGGTCTACCGTGAGGCCGCGAGCATGGTGCGGGCGTCGCCGCAACTCTCCCGCGTGCTGGAGGTCATCGACTCCCGCCGCACGATTGCCTACCGCAAAGAGGCGTCGTTCTACCGCGTCCTGTCTGCCGATGCGTTCCGTGCGGAAGGCTTGAATATCCACGGGCTGCTGTTTGACGAGTTGCACGCCCAGAAGGATCGCCGCCTCTGGGATGCCCTCCGCTACGGTGGTGCGGCCAGAGAGCAGCCGCTGCTCGTGTCGATCACGACGGCGGGCTACGACCGCAACTCGATCTGCTGGGAGCAGTACGCCTACGCCAAGGCAGTGATGCGGGATTGGACGCACGACCCGACGTTCTTCCCGTGCATCTACGAGGCCGACGAAGCGGACGAGTGGACGAACGAGGATACGTGGCCGAAGGCGAATCCGTCGTGGGGCGTGACGATCAAACCCGAAGACTTCGCCGCCGACTGCCGCGAGGCCCAACTTTCCAGCACGAAGGAAAACGCTTTCCGCCGCTACCGGCTCAACCAGTGGACGCAGCAAGACACCCGCTGGATCAAGATGGAAGTGTGGGACGCCTGCGCATCCGGCCCCCCTGCCCCGCTCGACGGCCGCGAGTGCTGGTGCGGCCTCGACCTTGCTACCACCTACGACACGTCGGCATTCGTCGCGGTGTTCCCCGCCCCCGACGGCACGTACGACGTGCTGTGCCGTTTCTGGATTCCCGGTGACAACGCTCACGAACGG